TTATAGAAAACTTTAAAAAATTAGGTTGGACATAAGATAACAAAGTAAGGTATGATGACATCATTAAAAAGATTTCCAATAAAATACATTAGAGATTTTATTAAAAAAGATTACAAAATACGTGACGAGTGCTATGTGTGTGGCAGTAGAGAAACTTTAGAGCTTCATCATCTTTACGGCTTGAGTGAGTTATTTGATAAATGGTGTATTTCTAATAAGATTAGTGATATAGATAATGTTGAAATGATCAATCAGCTTAGAGAAAAATTTGCAACTGATGAAAAAGATAAACTTTCAAATAAAAACTTATACACTCTCTGTAAAACTCATCACATAAGACTACATACATTATATGGACAAAGGTATCCAAACTATCTAGCTTCTAAAATTAAAAATTGGTTAGATATTCAAAAGGAAAAAAATGGCAAATAATCAGCAAAAACAAGTTCCCGCGTGGAGAGAATGGTTATCTGAGAAACTAAATCCTGCTCAGCCATCTATTGCCGCTTTAGAACCCTATGCAAGTCCTGAAAATACTCATGACTTTGAACAAGCGTATCGTGAAGTTGAGATAGTAAATAGATCAATTGAGATGTGTATCAACGCTTTAACCGAAATTCCTTTAATAGTAGAGGGAGGTTCTCCTAGTAAAAAAATTAATAAATTACTAAATTATAGACCTAACCCTTTTGAAGATAGGGCTAGATTATTTAGACGAGCTTTTCTAGACTTTTTTTTAGATGGTAATGTATTTTTCTATTACGATAGAAATGATTTATATCTATTACCTGCTAATGATGTTGAAGTTGTCCCTGATGAACGAGCATTTGTTAAGCAGTACAATTACCTAATCTCAAACCAACAATCTCAAGACTTTTACAATTTTAATAAAACCACCACAAAAAGTGAATCAATAATTTTTGAGCCTTACGAAATAATACATGTAATGGCTGAAAACGAACTAAGTATATTCAGAGGGACTAGTAAGCTTAAGTCTATTAAACGTTTACTAGAGGTTTACTTTTACCTTATCAACTTTCAAAGGCAATTTTTTAAGAACAACGCTGTGCCAGGATTCGTACTGACAACAGATAGTATTTTAAGTAAAAGAGTAAAAGAGCGACTTTTAGAGAGCTGGAGAAATTCCTACACAACTATTTTTGACAACGCAAGAAATCCAGCTATACTAGATGGAGGATTAAAGATAGATCAGTTTTCAAACGTGAAATTTGATGAACTAGACTTTGAAAATAGTGTTGAAAGAATCCAACAAGATATTGCTAAAGCAATTGGAGTTCCTTACGTGCTTTTAAAATCTGGTAATAATGCTAATATAGATGCTAATCAAAAGCTTTTTTATCAGCATACAATATTACCGATATTAAATCAGTTTTGTAGCGCTTTTATGCATTTTTTTAACGGTGGAGTAGAAATAAGACCTGATAAAATGACTATTCCTGCTCTAAGACCAGAGATGAGAACAGAGTCTACTTATTATGCACAATTAGTAAACACAGGCATTATGACACCTAACGAAGCTAGAAAAGGTTTAAGGTTACCTAAAATCGAGGGAGAAGACGGTATTAGGGTACCACAAAATATTACAGGTAGCGCGACTGACGCTACTCAAGGAGGCAGGCCTCCTGAAGAAGAGTCTGATAATCCAAAGGAGGAAACAGTAGATGAACGATAAAAAGTTTTATTTAAATAGCGTTTTTGACGCAAAGTCTATAAGTAAAAAGACTAAAGCGATTAAAATTGCTGGCTATGCAAATACTACTGCTAAAGACCGTGCAGGCGATGTTATAACCGCAAATGCATGGGCTAAAGGAGTAGATAACTTTAGACGTAATCCTGTTCTTCTCTATCAACATAAACACGATTGCCCAATAGGTAAGGTTAGTAGAATACAAGTCGATAAAAAAGGTATTTTTGTTGAAGCTTCAGTTAGTGAAGCTGCAGAGAAGAATCACGGGGTACAGACCCTTATCAAGGATGGAGCCTTAAAAAGTTTCAGCGTTGGTTTTAAGGTTAAAGATGGTAAATATAATCGTGAAGAAGATACAATGACAATAACTGATGTTGAGTTATTAGAGATTAGTGTTGTTAGCGTACCTTGTAATCAAGATTCATTATTTAGCATTAGTAAAAGTTTTGACTCAGACGATGAAAGAAAATCTTTTCTTGAACAGTTTGATGATAAAGAACAAACTAAAGCACATATAAAAGCAGGTATAACTGATATGGTTGCTGGTCATTATCATACTTTAGAAGTAGATGAAGACGGAAATGGTATTACAACTTATGCTTCTCATATGGAAAACCACTCACATAAAGTAGTGGGAAATGAGATACAAGAAGCTGAAGGACATAAGCATACCATGACCGTTAGTGCTGTTGCTGTACATGATACACTTGTAGAGGTAGATGAAGACGATTCTAATGAAAGACCTTTAAGTCCTTCTGAAGAAATGGCTTCTCAAACAACAAGTGCTGAAGTTACAGAGAATAAAAACGAAGAGGTAGTTTCGGAAGAAAAAACCGATTTAGAAACTGAAGCCGAAAAAGAAAATGATGAAGAAGAGCTTGAAATTAGGGATCCTAATGAAGAGATTCCATTTATCAATCTTTTAGAGCAAGAACCAGAATTAGTCAAAAATGGTGCAACTGTTGAATTAAACGGAAAAACCTACAAAGTGACTAAAGTTGCAACCGACCAATCGCCAACTTTTAAATTTTTAGAGGTTGACGCTGATGGAAATAGTTGTGATAATACGTTAGATGTTGACGTTAACAACATTAAAAATTCAAAAGGTGAAGAAATTAAGAGCGAAACCTCTCAGCTTCACGAAAATTCCCACAAGGAGGAAACCAAAATGGCAAACCAGGATATCGATACTCCTATTGACCTTACGGCCGCATCAAAAGGTGCAGCGAAAAAGATCGAAAAAGCTGAATCAACTAAAGCTCAAGAGCAACCAGTTGTAAAAGCAGAAGTGTCAGAGCCAGAAGTTGCTAAGCTAGTGGAGAAAACTGGTGAAGCAATGATGAAAGAGGCTGACGCTCAAGACAGACGAGAGACTGCATATACACCTAAGGAATCAGCTGAAGTTGATGAACTTAAGGCGCAGATCTCAACATTTAAGGATCAGATTAAATCATTAACTGAATCTAAAATGACTTATCAAGAAAATAGCCGTTCTCAGTCTCAGTTCTCTGAGAAAGAAATGGCTAATGCTTATTTACTTGCCAAGTGCATGAATAAGCGCGACGTATTTGATACTAAATACGGTTCAAGAATGAAGGCGATCACTTCTGTAGATCAGTTCCTTTCTAACTTTTCTTCAAACATCTACACTGAGATGGAGCAGCAATTAATAATTGCTCCAATGTTCGAAAGAATCGCAGTGGATGCTAGAAATTTTAGAGTACCAGTAGCTGATGAAGATACAGACGGAGATGTAGCACAGTTTAAGTCAGGTACATTTGCAACAGGTATTGCAGATGCGACTAACGTACCTACTACAAACCAAAATACAATCTCAGCTGTTACCTTCACACCTCATAAGTTTATGGCAACTACTCACCTTGCAAAAGATGAAGAGGAAGATACAGTTCTTCCATTGCTTGACTTCTTAAGAGCAGCAGCTACTAGACGTCTAGCAAGAGCTATTGATAAATCAATACTTAGAGGTACAGGCGCATTAACTGGCTTCACAGCATCACCTACTAACGCAATTACTGCAGGTACAGGTTATGCTTCAGTTATCGAAGGTTTAACTAACTTAGCATCAGATGCTTCTCTTACAGTAGCAACTGGCGGTGCTAACGATAAAGTTGACCCAACTGATATCGCAGGTGCAAGAAGTTCAATGGGTAAATATGGTCTTCAACTCGGTGACCAGTTAGTATATCTAACCACTATTGAAGGTTATAACAACCTAGTTCAAACTTCAGACTTTAGAACAGTTGATAAATTTGGACCAAACGCTACTTACCTAACAGGTTCTGTTGGTGCAGTGTATGGTATACCAATCCAGATCACTGAATTCTTAGACGTAGTTGGTGGATCTAGCAGACATATTGGTATGTTAGTGTACAAGCCTGGATTCTTAATCGCTGAAAGACGCGGTATGGAGATCGAGAGCGAGTACGAGCCAAGACAGCAAGTTACAGCAATGTATATGAGCACACGTTTTGACTTCAGACCGTTAACAACAAACTCAAATAACGCACTAGATGCATCTAAGTATTCTTATGCAGTTATGAACATTACTGGTTAATTTTAACTAATAATGTTGAACTAATCAAGGGGGAGGTGGATAGCCTCCCCTTTTTATTTAAGGAGAATAAGATATGACTACTATTGTAACAGAAATTAAAGATATGAAATCATGGGATGAAGCTGAGAAATGGCTTTCTAAACATGGTTGGGGTCCTGAGCTTATCGCGCAACAAAAAGAAGCGTGGGATGCTATAGCCACTCCAGCACCTATAGCTATTATCACAGCTAAACCTGAAATAAAAAAATCTGTTAAAAAAGTTACTATTAAGAAATAGGGGATTGATAGATGGATAGACATGAAGAGGGGCTTGGTCGTTATCCTTATGTAACCTTGCCACAAGTAAAAAGTTATTTAAGTATTAATAGCACTACTCATGATGGTACTCTTAGTAATATCATAAGTTATGCTACAGGAGTTGTTGAACACTATATCGGACAACAAGTTTTAGCTAATGATTATGTTGAAGTTTTTGACGGAGGCGAAACAAGCGTTTTTGTTAATAGACTGCCTCTTAGTAATGTCTATGAAGTAACAGAGTTTAATGGTATAGAGCATATGACTCTCGACGATCCCGCGACTAATGGTATGCCTAATGTTCAAGATAATGATAGTGTAACTCTTACCTTTAAGAATGACGCTCATATTAATTCAAGGGTTAAAAGATTTGGAAAATCTAGTTTAGAGGTGGCATCCGCCGACTTTGTAGAAGGTACAGTATCTGAAGATATAAAATTTGAAGAGGGTGATTTTACCATCGAGATGTTTATTCGTGTTAATGACTCGAGTTTACCTGTACAGGAGCTGTTTTCAATTAACACAGATGCGACAAATTCTTTAAAATTTTCTACGAATGGAACAAGTGGTTTAAAAATTGATGGCACAATTAGTGGAAGCACAACAACAGTTACTGGTGCTAATACTAATATCCAAACACAACAATTTGGACAACGAGAGTTCGCACATGTAGCTGCGTCTTTTAATAGTGTCTCTCAACGAATGTTTTTAACTTATAATGGGAATAATATTACAGGAAGTAGTGGTGAAACATTTGCTGTAAATAACAATACTTTTACAACAAACGTGCTTATAGGTAACGACTTTGCAGGGTATATTGACGAATTAAGAATCAGCGATACTGCAAGATATTCAGGAGACTTTACTCCCCCATCACAAAGATTTAGACCTGATGAACAAACACGAATGTTAATTCATTTTGATGGTAAAAATGGAGATACAGAAGCTAAAGATGTTAGCGCTGCAATAAATCAGTACAGTTTTTCACGAGACAGTGGGGAAGTTACTAGAGATACAGGGGATATAGGCATTACAGGTAATTATCCAACTGTTAATAGATCTTATCCATCACTTACACTAAGTGGCCCACCTACTTTTCAGCCTTATCCTAGCGGAGTTAAAGTAAC